CACAACCTACTGAAACTATATTTAGACAGTTTGAGATATGTAACAATGTACCAACAGAAGCTACTCTAATTGCTTTAGGTTTAGATTGGGGCTATTCTAACGACCCTACCGCAATAGCAGAAGTATATAAGCTAAATGATGATTTATATATTAATGAATTGTTATATAGTAAAGGTCTAACAAATCAAGACATTGCAAGTAAGCTAAGGGAATTAGGTATAACAAGACAGACAGAAATAATAGGGGATAGTGCTGAACCTAAAAGTATTGAAGAAGTACATAGACTAGGGTTTAATATTAAAGGAGCTAAAAAAGGAGCTGATAGTATTAACATGGGGATTGATGTATTAAGAAGATTTAAGATACATATAACAAAGAATAGTACAAACGCTATAAATGAATTTAAGTATTATAAATGGTTAGTAGATAAGAACGGACACGTTATAAATAAACCTGCTACAAATCAATTAGACCACTTAATAGACGCTATTAGATATGTTGCTTTAAACAAGCTAACAACTAATTATAGTGGCAAGTATTATATATTATGAACAAAAACGTTGAATTTATATTTATAACAAATGGCTAGAGAACAATTTGAGGTTATAGTGCCTACTGAATGGAAAGATATTACTATTGCAGAATTTCAAAGGTACTTACAAATAGCAAACACTAAAAGAAAAACTAGAGATGATGAGATTATTTCTATGTTTTGTAAGATTGATAAGAAGCTAATAAAAAAGCTACAATTAAAACAAAAGAAACTTTTAGTAGATAAAATAAACAAATTTGTAAATAGCAAGAATGAAACGATATTAGAAAAGAGAATAAAGTTTAAAGGAAAGAAATTTGGCTTTGTTCCTAATCTAAGTAAGATAACGACAGGGGAGTTTGTAGATATTGAAGAATACGGAAAAGACATAAACAAAAATCTACATAGAATTATGAGTGTTCTATATAGAGAAGTAAATAGAGAAGCTGGAGAGTTTTATAGCGTAAAACCTTATGACCCTGACGAGTTAGAAATAGACAAGTTTAAAGACTTGCCAATGAGTACTACACTATCAGCGATAGATTTTTTTTTTCGTTTAGGGAGAAACTTATTGGAGGATTTAAACAGTTATTCGATGGGGGTGAAGAAGACGAACCAGGAGAAAAAACCTTAGCTGGTAAATGGGGTTGGTATAATTTAATTTTTAGTTTATGTAATAATAATTTACTAAACATTGAACCAATAACAAAAACAGAGATTACTTTAGTATTAACATATTTAAGTTACCAACAAGATAAAAGCAACATAGAAAGAAACAATTATAATAAGCATAAATGATAACATATAAAAACTTTATAGACGATTTTAACACAATAGCTACTAATCATTTTCAAATTAATTCTTTTCATAGTGGCATGTTAGATGAAGTAGATATAAATAAATTAGACCAATCAGATTTTCCTATATTATATGTTGAGCCAGGTAATACTAATATAGATAAAGGGGTAATGACTTATACGTTTACTGTATTTACTATGAGTTTAATTAAAGAGGATTTAAGCAATAGAGAGGAAGTTTGGGATACCATGCTACAAGTTATGCAAGATATTATATCAGAGTTTAGACAAAATCTAGCTGTACAAACATCAGGGAGTGATAGTGGAAAGAAATTTAGCTATATACCTGGAGAAGTAGTTTTAAATCTACCTATTAATGCAGAACCTTTTACAGTTAGATTTGCTAATATGTTAACTGGTTGGAGTGCTAGTTTTACTATGCAAGTTAATAACCCTAATTCACTTTGTGACGCTCCTATTGAACCAAGTGATGAAGCCCCTAATACATAATGGAATTAGATACAACAGAAATAGAAGCTGTACTAAGTAATTTTGGAAGTAGATTAATTCAAAATGCTAGACGTAGACTAACTTTAAAAAAGAAAAGAGCAAGGGGAGTTTTATTTAATCAAATGAGCTATGATATTGAAAAAACAGTTACGGGAGTCGAATTTAAAATGAATTTCGGTTTAGCCACCCATTACTGGCGTTTTGTTGATGAGGGAGTACAAGGAAAAGGGGGGTTTAAAGGTAGTGGTAGAGCTAGGGGTTATGGTAGTCCGTTTAGATTTGGTACAAATACTGGTCAAGAAGGTGGATTGCGTAAAGCTATTAGGCGTTGGATAAATACTAAAGGAATAAAAGGAAGAATACAGAAAGATTGGAAAAATAACAAAGGGGCAGGGAGATTTATAACAAATGATAGTTTAGTATTCTTAATATCAAGAAGTATCTATCAAAGAGGACTAGCAAGAACTAGGTTTATATCACAGCCTTTTAGTGAGATGTACCCAGAATTAATATATAATATGCAATTAGCCTCAGTAAAAGACATAGAAACAACTGAAGATAAAGAGTTAAAAACACAAAATATGAAAATTAAAATAAATACAATATAATGTCATATAGCATAGAACAACAACCTAATAAATTTGTGGCTTGTAATAGCCCTTTAGTTTATGTAGTAAAAGAGGACTCAGGAGCAATAACTGGAGCAGCTAAATTTAGATATATTGTACAAGTACAAATAAGTACATCTAATACGGGAGCTTTAGCAACTATAGGAAAATTAAAGTTACATAAAAATAAAGCAGGAGTAGGTATTGTAGATGTTAGTAAAATAGTAAGAACTTATTTAGAAACACAACAAGTAAATGAAAATTCAGACATTAATAGTATACATGGTTTAGGTACAGTAGAAACAAGTAAACCCTTTTCACAAAACAATAAACAAGCTATAGCAATAAGAATATTAGGGGGTTATGAAACAGCTACAAGTCAAACAGCTGCTCCTACTGAAAATTTAACCCCAGCAGGAACTTATACAAGTAATATTGCAATAGGTATACCAGCTACAACTCCTTATACTAATACTGCTACTAATGTAGGGGGATTAGATAATGGCACAAACTTTCCTTTAAACTTTTATAAAAATGACGCTACTAATGAAGATGATTATGGTTTTTTAACTAATGCTCCAACTGTTCAATTTGTTAGAGGGGGTGATACAAGTGGTGATAATGTAGATGAGGGTACTATATGTTTTAAACAAGGTAATAATGCTAGTAGTAGTATTGTGACAGTAGGAGAGAAAATAGAACATATAGCTATACAATACTTTAATAGTGCAGGAAATTTAATAGCTGGCACAAGTGGTAGCTCTACAGTACATTTTTTTATTAATTCTATTGCTAATGGTGGTGCTACTGCGTCTGAATCTACAACTGTAGATAAAGCAATATTATACTTTGGTTGTGGTACTAAAAATTTACAATTGCAAACAGATACAGTTATTAATGGTTCAGGAGCTTCGGTTACGGGTATAAATGCTAGACCTAGTAATTTCTCTAATTGGGCTTATTATAAAATTTGTGGAACAACAACGAGCGCTAGTACTAATGGTCAGCCTGATACTAGATGTACTAAATTTTATAGTTTCTATAGATATGGAAGTGGAGCAAAAGTAGATGATAGACACCAAAGCTGTATTAGATATGATAACGTTAGACTAGCATGGAGAAACAGATTAGGAGCTTGGGATTATATGAACTTTAGAGGTAAATCAACAGAAAGCGTAGACGTAACAAGTGAAGAAATGGAGAGCGTCCCAGGTACTTGGAATTTAGCTAGATATAATTATTATAATTATGAAAGAGGAAAACAAACATTATTTACAGAAGCTAAAAGAAAATTAGTTGTAAATTCTGATTATTTAAATGAAGATGAGGCGGTATGGTTAGAAGAGTTATTTACTTCTACTGACGTTCAAATTATAGATGATAATAGTGTAGTCTATCCTGTTGTAATAACAAGCAAAAACTATATTAAAAAAACAAGCGTAAATGATAAGGTTAAAATACAATATACAGTTAATTTAGAGTACGCTAACAAAGTAAGAACTAATAGCTAATGGACGTAAGATTAGTAGCATATCGTAGAGAAACAACAGGAGATGATAATTTTGATGTAACACAATTTGAGCTAGATTTACAACAAGCTCCTAATGTTGTAGTTAACTATAATTGGTTAGATTTAAAAAACCCTGATACAAGAAAGTCTAGTTTTAGTCAAACTTTAAAGCTACCTTTTTCTAATGCTAATAATGATTTCTTTGAAAATTACTTTGATGTTAATTTAGAAAGTTTAGTCTATAACTCTAAAACTAAATTTAGTGCTATTTTATATATAGATAGTATTCCACAACTAAAAGGCTTTATACAATTAAAGTCTATCTATATGAACGCTAGGTTGTATGAGGTTGCTTTATTTGGTGATACTGCTGATTTCTTTACTGACTTAAAAGACAATAGATTAAAAGACGCTTTTAGTATTCAAGATGATAGTGATCCTGAGCTATATCTATTAAGTAGAATGTTAGACCACAAACTAACACTAGCTAATATTGTTAATAGTTGGACTTCACCAGGTTTAACAACTGAATTAGGTACTACAACTAATGATGTAATGTATCCCATAATAGATTACGGACACACCCTTAATCCCTATTCAGGTTCTATGTTTTGGAGTCCTGATGATATAACACAAGCAGTAAATGAATTAGGAGGTAGTATAAATGACGCTTTTAATTATTATAGTATGGTTGAGGCTTCTAATTTAAAACCTGCAATTAGAGTTCAAAGGCTTTTACATATTATTGCCTCAATAACAGGTTATACAATTAAAAGCACGTTTTTAGGAATAGATGGCGATACACTTTCTGATACGTCTTGGTTTAGTAGATTGTTTATGACTTTATCTACTGAACACAATAGGGTACAAACATTGTTTAATACTACTGAGGATAGTGAAGCTCCATTTATAGGTTTTCAGGCTAATATGTCTAGCTCCTCAGGAGATACTACATTTCCTGTAACTGATCCTACAGGTATTGGTTTAGTAGAAAGTGTATTTAGTAATTTAGATGTAGATAATGAAGTATTTGATCCTAATGGTTTATATAATAACCAATTAACAGATTGGGGTGTTGGTGGTATTACAGGAGTAGATACACCATCTATAAAAATACCTGTAGATATAGAAGATAATACTCTATTGTCTTTAGGGTCAATATCAGTAAAAGTTACTCTAACCATTAATATTGATGATACAATTAGTCCTAGTGGTGGTAATTTAAGCGTAGTACAATTAAGACCTCGTTGGTATAATCAAACAACTAATGAGCCTGTTGGCTTTGGTTTTGAACAAAGTGTTTTTACAGGATCTAATGTAACAATAGAAGAAACACAAGAATTACCAGTAATTCCTGGTACAATATATTATTTTTTATTAGAGTGCGTACCTTATCCAGTATCAATCCAAACTGGAACACAAAGCGCTACTGCAACAATATCAGCTTGTACTATAGAAACGCTACAAACAGATAACGTAGGATTAATGTCAGGGGGGTTAAATGGTGAGGTGCAAATGTACCACAACATGCCTGATATGACACAAGCAGACTTTGTAAAAGATTTAGTAAATAGATTTAATTTAATTATACAAACTGATCCTGATAATGAAAAAGAATTATTAATAGAACCTTATCAAGATTATATAAATGGGGGTACTACGCAATATTGGACGGATAAATTAGATGTATCAAAAGAGCAAGTTATAAGACCCACAAACGAATTACAATCTAAAGTATTAAAGTTTAGCGATTTAGAAGATGAAGATATTTTAAATCAAAGATATAAAGATATATACAATACTGTTTATGGTACTTATACAGAAAATAGAAAAAATGATTTTGCTAATAATGAATTTGAAAACTTTAGTGTTTTTGCACCTTTTATAGCACAAGGAATAGGTCAATGGGATGGTAATACCATAAATGGATCTTTACCTAATCCTAATGTAGCTTTAGCTTATTTATTTAAAGCTGAATTAGGTCAAGCAAGAAGCCCCCTAGAAACAATGAAACCTAGATTGTTTTATTATAGTGGAACACCTATTGATATAACAGGAGAAAACCCAAATACAGGAAACGATTTTGCTTTTAATATATACTCTAGTCAATTTATACAAACAGGAGATAGCTTATCAACAAGTAATAAGTTTCCATTATGTACGCAATATAACTTAGACACTTTAGGTTCTGTAACTGCTGACACTAAATTATTACATTGGACTTGGTATAATCCTAATTTTGATACAGGCTTTACATTTAATTATTTTGGACTTACTATAAGTGAGCATGGTTTGTATAATGATTATTGGGCACAATACATAAATGAGATATATAGTGATGACGCTAGAATAATGGAATGTTATTTAAACCTTAATCCTGTTGATATTGAAACTTTTGCAGGAACAGGTTTTAAAAACGTATATTATATTAAGAATACTTTATGGAGAATTATTAGCGTAGATAATTATTTAGTAGGTGGTAATAAATCTACTAAAGTTACATTGTTAAAAGTTATAGAAAAATTAACTAATGATTGTGGGGCTATAGGAACTATCACCGCAGGTACAGGCTTAATGACTTGGGTAGACGCAGGTACAGGATTAAGTACAACTATAACTAATACTTGTTGTGAGGAAGTAAATTCTGACTGGACTTTTGTACAAACTAATACAACTACAGGAGTTGGAGATTGTTACGCAAGTGGAAATACAATAAGTGTAGGAGAGGGGGTGGTAAATGATAATGATGACATACCCCCTGAACAACTACCTATGCCCTCATTAATGCCTAATCTACAAACTAACTATAATATAATCACTACTAATGGTAATGCCTATACTACTACTTATTATATGCAGGGTACAACATTAGATAGTAGCACAACTACAAATTTTAATTATAATGGTATGCAAAGTCAAATGATGTCTTTGTCTATATTGAGTATGAATTATGTTAAGGTTAATTTATTAGGTAGTATAGTGTCAGGTACTAATTCTGGAAAGTGTGGCTATTTTGAATATGATACAGTATTAATAAATAGAGACAATACTAATTCACAAGTAGGAACTGCAGGGGGTGATTTATTAAAAACAAATAAGGATAGTGCTTTTACTACTCCTACTGTTAATATAACAACATTTGACAATAGGGGTTTTTGGACTCCTACTATAGTTGGTGGAGCTAGTGAAAGAGTACACTGGGTAGCTAAAGTAGAATTAATTAGACAACCTTTGGGTGATCCTGATGGTACGCTAACACCAACAGTAAAAGCAATATATCAAAATGCAGATAATATAATTTTACAAAATTTAGACAATTTATTATGGAACTAGAAAAATACATTAAAGAGGTAGGTAGGCTTATGCCTATATCAATTAACCTTTTAACAGAATTAGAAGCAAAGGGAAATAAATACGCTTTTGAAACGGGAGCTAATGAATTTCCTACAACATTTAAAGAACTATTTAAAAAGATAAAAATATGGCGGAAAAAGTAACAATAGAAGTAGAGGCAGATGTTCAAGAGGCTTTACAAAATTTAGAGAAAATAAAAGACAAAATAGATGAGATGAATGACAATGTAGAAGACATGGGTAAAACTTCTAAATCTTCTGCAACTGCAACAAAAGGTTTAGCAACTGGTTTTAGAGGTGTTGGCTTGGCTATGAAAGCTGCGGGGTTTGGTATAGTATTAAAGCTAGTAGATATGTTAGCTTCTGCTTTAATGCAGAATCAAGAAGTAGTAGATACTGTTTCAACTGCCTTTAATGTAATTGGTATAGTAATGAATAAAATTATTACAACATTTAAAACTATATACGATAGGGTTACTGCAAACAATGATAACTTTGACGCGTTAGGAAGAATAATAAAAAACTTAATGACAATTGCTTTAACTCCTTTAAAATTAACTTTTTTTACACTTGTTAAAGTTTTTAAAGAGGTTCAGTTAGCTTGGGAGAAGTCCTGGCTAGGTAAAGGTGATGTAAAAAAAATACAAAAATTAACTAAACAAATAGATGACTACACAAAAAAAATAAAAAAGACCACAAATGAAGCAATAAAAGCGGGCGTAAATATTATGGTAGATTTTAAAGAGGGTGTAGGGGAAGTAATGAATATAGCTACAGTAGTACAAGAGGAGTTTACAAATACTCTTGATGGCATGACGGTTAATAGTGTTTTAAATCAAGCTAGAGGAGTTACTAGAGCAAAAAATAACATAAGTTTATTAGCTGCAGGTCAACAAGAGCTAATCCTTTTAGCACAAGCCGAAGCTGAAGCTCAACGAATAGTAAGAGATGATATTTCTAAAACTTTTGATGAAAGACTAGAGGCTAATAGACAATTATTAGTATTATCAGAAGAAGCTAGATTACTTGAAGAAGAAGGAACTAGAAAACAAATAGCTGCTTTAAATACTCAATTATCTATAGATAAAAAAAATGTAGATTTATTAACGCAAAAAAAAGAATTAGAAAATAATTTAATAGAAATTGGGTTAAGGGAAAAGGCTTTAAAAAAAGAACAAAAAGAACAAGAAAACGCATTGCTACTAGAAAAAAATGCTATTTTACAAGAACTATCTAGAATAGGTATAGAAGAAGAAGATAGAAGACAGTTAGAGTTTGAACAAGAAAAACAAAGATTACTTAAACTAGCTGAGTTAACTATAAGTAATGAAAAAGATTTAGCTGACACTAGATTAAGGATAGAGGAAGATTTTCAAAAAAAGAAAGACGCACTAGACAAAGAAAACTTAGCAAAAGAACAAGCGTTACAAGACCAAAAAAGACAAATAATAGGTAGTGCTTTAACTGGTATAACAGCGTTAGTAGGAGCTGAAACAAAGACGGGTAAAGCGTTAGCTGTAGCTCAAGCAACTATGGACACTTATGCAGGGGCAAATAAAGCAATAGCTCAAGGTGGTTTATTTGGTACTATTTCAGCCGTAGGAATAATAGCTACTGGTTTAGCAAACGTTAGAAATATATTAGACACAAATATACCAGGAGAAACTGGGGGGGATGAATCACCAACACCACCAGCTACGATTCAAGATACTATTCCAACAGTACCTACATTTGGAGCTATAGGAACTGAACCACCACCAGTACAAGCATTTGTAGTAGAAAGTGATGTAAGTAGTAGTCAGGCTTTACAAAATGATTTAAACTTACAAGCAACGTTATAAACAATTTTAAACAAATTATATTTATAAGTATGAGCAAAGAAAAAATAAAAAAGGTAGAATTAATAATAGATGAAGATTCAGAGAGATTTGGCGTTGAGGCTATTAGTTTAGTAGAATTTCCAGCAATAGAAGAAAACTGGGTGTTTTTTAATAAAGACCAATTTTTAACTTTAGCTAAATTAGATGAAGAACAAAAGACTTTAGTAGGAGCTGTTTTAATTCCTAATAAAGAGATACCTAGATACGACCAAGACAAAGACGAAAAGTACACAGTATTTTTTACAGAAGATACTATTAAAAAAGCTCAAGAGTTATTTATGTCAACTTTAAGAAACAATAGTGCTACTTATGAGCATAAAGTACCAGTAGAGGGAATGACAGTTGTAGAGAGTTGGATTAAAGAAGATAAGAAAAATGATAAGTCTAATTCTTATGGATTTAATAAACTTCCAATCGGGAGTTGGTTTGTAAAAATGAAAGTTAACAATCCTGAAATTTGGGAATCAGTAAAAGAGGGTAAAGTTAGAGGCTTTAGTATTGAGGGATATTTCACAGATAGAGTAATTGAAGCTTCAAGACCTAAAGATATTATAGACCTAGCTGAAAAATGTACTGATTGCCCTGATGAAGTTACACTAGGTAAAATAAGAGATTTAATATTAGAAAACGAATTAGCTGTTGTAGGTAGTTTAGATGGAGAGCCTTTATTTGCTACTAAAGAAGAAGCTAAGATATACGCTGAAATGTTTAAAGGATGTAAAGGTTTTCATATACATAAAGTAAATGGAGTTACTAGATACATGGCTTGTGAAACTCACGCAGATAGTGTTAAGAAAGAATATGTTGAAGATGAGTTTGGTAAAAAGAAAAAGAAATACAAGAAAAAATATAAATACGTTGAGTACGCTAGTTTTGTTAATAGACAAGCTCTAGCTGTTTATAAATGGGAACAATGTATAAAAGATATGGTAAAACAATACGGAAGCAAAGAAACTGCTGCTAAAGTCTGTTCTGCCATTAAAAATAGGACAGTAAGACGCTAGTCCTATGAACAATAATTTAAGTTTAATATTTATAAAAAAAAGGTAACAATGAGTACACTAGAAAAAATCAAAACGCTTTTATCTTCTAATAAGGAAGAAAGCAAAGAAACAAAAATGTATGCAGAAATGATACTAGATGATGGTAGAGTATTAGCAACGGAAGATGAGCAATTTATGATTGGCTCAGTTGTTATGGTTGTAGGAGATGATGGAGAAACTTCTAAATTATCTGCAGGTACATACACAATGTCTGATGGAGCTAAAATGACAGTAGACGAAGATTCTAAAATTATGGACTTAGGCGAAGAAAAAGAAGCAGAGGAAGTAGAAAACGAAGAAGATAAAGAAGAAATGGCAGAAGATGATGAGGCTGATGTTGAAGACTGGGCAGGTATGGAAAAGAGAATTAAAAATCTTGAGGACGCTGTTGCAGACTTAAAAGCTGATAAAGAAAGCATGTCTATTGAAACAGAAGAAACTATTGAAGAAGATGAGAAAGTTGAAATGTCTAAAGATATGGTAAACAGTTTAGTTGAAGAAGTTGAAGAACTAAAAGCTAAAATTGTTGAATTAGAAAAAGAACCAGGAGCAAAGGGTTTTACTCATACTCCAGAAAATAATACTAAATCAGAAAAAGTTGATTTAGCAAGAATGTCTGCAACTGAAAGAGCAGCATATTACATTAACAATAAATAATTTAAATTTTAAAAAAATGGCGAATAACAAATACAATTTATCAAAAGAGTATCAGTTTGACATAACTGTTACTGACAACACTTACGCAGGTAAGTTAGCTTTGCCTTATGTAACTGCTGCAGTTAAAAGTCCTGACACAGTTGCTAAAGGATATGTAAGAACAATAGACGGATTAAATAGAAAAGCAGTTATATCTAATTTAGGTATTTCTGACCCTATTCAAGCTGCTAATTGTGATTTTAGTACAGGCTTTCCTGGAGCTCCAACTTTAACAGAGCAAGTTTTAACGCTTACTGATTTAAAAGTAAATGAATCAGTTTGTCGTGGAACAATTTTTCCTACTTGGATTGGAGAAAATATGGATAGAAACGGAAATCTTCCTGGAACATTTGAGGACTTCTTATTATCTACTGTTGCAGGAAAATCAGGTGAGCAATTAGAAGAATTTATATGGACAGGAGCTGCACCTTTTGGAACAGGCTTCTTATCAGATGACGGAGTGTTTGACCAAGCAGGACTTAACGCTTCTGCATTAGCAGACTTTCCACAGGTAACTATGGCAGGTGGTGCAGGTATTGACTCAACTAACGCAGTTGCTTCATTTGGAAAAGTATATGATAGTGCAGCAGCAAATTCACCTGCGATACTATCTAAAGCAGGAATAGGATTTTACTGTAATAATAAAACTTATGGCTTTTATATTCAACAATTAGCAGGTCAGGGAGCATTTACAGTACATCAGGGTATAAACAATATGGGTCCAGACCAAGCGTTTCCAAGTGCTACATATTTAGGTATTCCTATTAATGTTTGTCCAGGAATGCCAGATGACGCTATTGTAATGACTTACAGAGATAACCTAGTATTTGGAACTAACTTAGCTACTGATTGGACAGAAGCTAGAATTATACCAACTTACCAATATGACGGTTCTGATAATGTAAGAATAGTTATGAACTTTGCAGTAGGTGTGCAGGTATCAGTTAAAACTGACGGTGTTGTTGGTTGTGACTTCTAAATTGAATTAAATTAAGGGGTATGAAATACTACCCCTTTTTTTTAAAAGGAATATTAATAATTAAAAACAAATAACAATGGCTTGTATATTAACAAGAGGACGATTAGTAGATTGTAAAGACCAGATTGGTGGTTTAAAAACTATCTTTTTTTGTGCAGGATATTCTAGTAATATAGGACAACATGCTACTTTAAATGGTACTGACGCTTTACAAATAGATACTGCTGGTTTTACTGGTTGGAGTGCTTATGGAAACCCAACGGGTTCTACAATGACTTTATTTAAGTATGATTTAAGACCTAATTTATCTTCAATGACTATTAATACTAATAGTGACCCTGCAAATGGAACTACTTTCTTTGAGCAAACATTATCTTTAACATTACAAAAGCTAACTGTTCAACAAACTAATGAGCTTAAACTAATGTGTTACAATAGAGTACAGATTTTCGTTCAAGATATGAACGATAACGTATTCTTATTAGGCTTTGATAACGGAATGGACGTGTCGGGCGGGACGATTGTTTCGGGCGCTGCAAAGGGGGATATGACTGGATATACTATAGAATTAAGAGGAGAAGAAGTTAATCCTATGTATTTTATAAAAAAGACTAATGGAAGTGGAACAGACTATCCATTTGACCAATTAGGAGACGCTGATTCTGAACTAACTATTGTATCAGGAACATAATCAATAATCGTTACTCAATATTAAAAGAGGGTTATCTATTCGGTAACCCTTTTTTATTAACTAAACTTTACAATTAATATAATAATATAAAATAACTTTTATATAATATACAAGTTGTGAACAATATTGTTACTTTTATATTTATAATAAATAAGTATTATGGCTTGGAAAGTAAAAAAAGATTGGATAGGCAAACAACCTGCTAATATTAACTACCCTTTAGAAGAATTAACACAAAGACAAATAAACAAATTGAGTGATAGTTTAAGAAAGGCATATTTTGAGCAAGAGGTTTCTAAACCAAAAAAGAAAGTGAAAATAAAAGAAGTTAAGATAAAAGAAGATTTAGATTTTATAGGTGGTAACAATGGGAACTAAAACAGAAAACGTAGATATTAATACAAGTATGTATGAGGAGCTTATTGAAAAATTAGCTACTGTTGAGGATTCAGAAGAACAAGCAAAATTAGTAACAGAATATTATAATAAAATTTTTACAATTAGAAGTTAATGGCTACTTATAATTTAAACTATTCAGGCTCAATGAGTACACTACAATATGTGTACTTTTATGAAAATATTACAAGTGCTATAGATACAAGCGCCTTGTCAGGTAAAAACTTATTGTTTTATATAAGGGGTAGAGAAACAAATTTTATTAGAACTATTGCAGCTTACCCAACTGATAGCGGAGATTATAATAGCCCTACTTTTTTAAATAATAATAGATATTGGACTTTAAGATTAACAGCGTTTTACCCTACTACTAGCAATATATCTAATTATGATACTACAAGCAATTTAGCTAAAAGGCAAGGGGGTGTAGTTATTCCTATTGGTGATACTTATGATATTGAAGTTTACTATACTTCACAAAGCTATATAAATATTTTAAATGTAGCTAGTGCAACTAAAATACCAGGAATAAATATAGTTTTAAATGTATCAGTAGATGAAACTTTTGCTTCTATAGAAACAGATAACCCTATAAGCTACTATACAGAATACGCTAATAATGATTTAATTGCTGAAAGTATAGGCACAAAGGGTTATAGTAGTGATAATAATAGAGATAGTCAGTACGGAACTCAAAACTGGCAGCCAACATATTAAATATGAAGAAACAAGAAAATATATCAGTAATACATTTAGCAGAATATAATCTGCCTAGCATTACAGAAACTAATAATAAAGATTGGATTCAATTCGGTTCAGATAACCTTTACCCTCAATACTTATTAGAGCTTTACAATGGTAGTAGTATAAACAACGCAATTATAAAAGGTGTAAGCTCTATGATTTACGGAGAGGGTTTAGACGCTACAGACAGAGAAGAAAGCGAACATAAAAAAGAGAGTTGGTTAGCTCTTAATGGTTTACTGCACAATTCACCAAAAGATACTTTAAAATGCCTAGCGTTTGATTTGAAGCTATTTGGTATGTGTTATGTTAATGCAATATGGAATAGACCTAGAACAAAGATTATTGAGTTTAGACATATACCCGCTCAATATATGAGAAGCGGAAAATCTGACGCTTATGGTAAAGTGAATGAATACTATTATAGTGCTGATTGGACTAATACTAGAAAACACAAACCTAGATACTACAGAGCTTTTGATTTAAAAGATAGAACAGACGCTAACCAAGTATTATGTATAAAAGATTATAGTCCTGGTTCTTATTATTATGCTACCCCTGACTATCAGGGTTCTACTAGCTACATTCAGTTAGATATGGAAATTGCACAATTTCATTTATCTAATATTAAAAGTGGTATGTTTCCTAGTATGGCTATAAATATGGCAAACGGAATACCAACAAGAGAAGAAAGAAGAACAATAGAAAGACAAATAAATGCTAAATTTGGTGGTAGTGGTAATGCAGGTAAAATACTTTTAACTTTCAATGACGGAAAAGATACTGCTCCTGAAATAGTACCAATAAATGCAAATGACAATTCAGATAGTTATCAGTTTTTATCTACTGAAACAACTAGAAAAGTTTTAACTGGTCATAGGGTTACAAGTCCGTTATTATTTGGCGTTAATGGAAATTCAACTTTTGGTAACAATGCAGATGAGCTTTCTGATTCTTTTTCACTTTTTACGAATACAGTAATCAAACCATTTCAAAACACGCTTTTAGAGGGTTTAGAGCCAATATTTCACGCTAATGACATAAACCTAGATTTATACTTTAAAACGCTTAAACCTGCTGATTTTATTAATGTTGAAAGTGTTTCTCAAATTAGCGAAGATGAGCAAGAGAAAGAGGGAATAGATACAGAAAATGAGGGAGAGCCAATTAAAAAAGAATTTAAAGCTCTTGATGATATAGACAGAAAGCCAACAAAACAAATGATGAGAGAGGCTAAAAAAGGTCTTGAAATGCGAAAAGAATTTGGTAGGGGTGGTACAGAGGTTGGTGTTGCCAGAGCAAGAGATATAATGAATGGTAAAAATCTTTCTATTGAAACGATAAAAAGAATGTACTCATTTTTTAGCAGACAAGAAGAATCTGTAAAAAACGGAAAAGGTTTTAAAAAAGGTGATAAAGGCTACCCAAGTGCAGGAAAAATAGCATGGTTACTTTGGGGTGGTGAGGGTGGTTTTAATTGGGCGAAAAGAAAAGTTGAAGAAATAGAAAACGTTGAAGAATTAACTGAATTATCTGATGAACAATTTGATGGAATACTAGACAATTTAGAGGGGCAGCAAATAGATAGTGAAGAATGGGAAATAGTAGACGAAAGACAACAAGGAAATGAGGAAAGCTACGAAGATTGGGCGAATAGATTAATCCAAAAGAAAGAGAATTTTGCTGTTAATGAAATTAAGTCTAATGAAGATAAATTTAGTTATTTAGATAAAGCTACATACAGAGTAAGGTTTAAGTATGCAGTAGGTTCTAGAAAACCAAAAAAAACTGGAAGCTCTAGACCTTTTTGTAAAAATATGATGAGATTAAGTAGAGGGGGTTTTGTTTATAGAATAGAAGATATAGACAAAGCTTCACAATCAGGGGTTAATAGACAATTAGGACATAAAGGTAAAAAATATGATTTATTTAAGTTTAAAGGTGGGGTTTATTGCAGACATAAATGGAATGAGATATTATATAGACTTAAAAAAGGTACTGAATTAAAAGATGGTCAAAGTTTAGACAATGACTATAACAAAGTAGATAGTATTCCTAAAAGTTACGTTAGGAATCCTAAAGGAATAAAAGATAGTAAAATAGCTCCAGTAAATATGCCTAATCAAGGACATTATCCAGGAGTAAAATAAAATTAAAATATGGCAATACAGCATACATTATTTATAAGTACAGATAGATTAAAAAAAGATTCGTCTTTGGGTGGTTCAGTAGATGATAATTTATTACTACCCTATATACTTATGGCTCAAGATAGATACATACTACCAATATTAGGAACTGATTTAAACGCTAAGCTAATATCAGACATTCAGGGTAGTAGTTTAACTGGTAACTATTTAACATTATTACAAACATATATACAGCCTGCTTTAGTGCAGTTTGCGTTTGCTACTGTTCTTCCGTTCTTGCGTTTAAGAATGGTTAATAATGCAGTTGTAACAATGTCAAGTGAGCAAGGGGGAACGGTAAGCCATGACGAATTAAAACCTCTTATTAATGCTTCTATGGATATGGGAGAGTTTTACAGAGAAAGACTAATAGACTATATACAAAACAATACGTCTAGCTTTCCTGAATATTCTAGTAATACTGGGGCAGACCTTAACCCAACAACTCAGAATTTTTATGCAGGATTAAATCTTGACGTAGCGCCAATGAATAATAAAACTAAATCTTTTTTACAGGGAGCAGATATAACTATTTGTTGTTAATATGATTACTAAACAAAAAGTCAAAGAAAGACAAAAAAATATAATTAAATTAAAAACTTATTTAAAAAATGGCAGGACAAAGACTAACAGACAAAACAGCTCTAACAGAACAGTTAGGTAGTGGTGATTTATTTATGGTTGTTGATGTTAACGACACTACTGGTAGTAGTGCAGGAACTAGCAAAAAACTTGATGCAAAATTTTTAATACAAACTGATAAAATTTCTATTAGTAATGCAGAAGTATTAGACCTTAACGCAAACGAAAAAGTATTAGTAGGAGCTTTAAGTGGTTATATGATTACAGTTTACAATGTAACTGTATTATGTACTTATGCCTCTGCTTCAGAAAACCAAAGAAAAGATTTATTATTTGGCTATGATGACTCTATTGATACTTCTTACTGGTCTAAAATATCTGATTGTATGGACGGAAAAACTAGCGATATGACTTATAACCCTGGAGCTTTTGACCAAACGAAAGAAGGAACTTGGACATCTTCAATTTTAAATAAACCCTTTGTTTGTTGGGCTGAGGGTACAGGTTTTGCGGGTGGTTGGTCAGCAGATGTTTATGTTACTTATTCTTATACAAAAATATTATAATGGACGCTACTAAATACCTTTATGCTTTAATAATGTTTATAGTTTTTGGGTTGGCTACTTGTAATGCTCAATTCTTTAAATACGCTACTTTTTATACTTCTATGAGTATGAATACTAGCATGGTAGAAGACCAAGATTTTATAGCAATCAATAAAGGATATGAAGAAACTACGCAAATTAATGAATACGATTATAACTTTACTATTGGAATACGCAAGATTGCTAGGTTCGATTTTGAGCAAAAAGTTAAGACTTGGTACTATGGTAATGAGCAGAGCTATAGCGATAATACTCTTATTGGTAATTCTAGTGGGTGGGAGTATCTTCTTAATTACTCTTTTATCCGTAATAGGTCTGAAAAATTTACTAATCAGGATTTTTGGATTAGATATTTAGGACATAATGGAGTAACTAAAATACAAGTAAAAAATGATGAAGCTAGGGATTTAGAGTTTACTTCATTTGATACTAGACACAGAATACAAAAAGGACGTTGGGATTTTACTATAGGTATTGTTGGAAGAAGTCATAGAGTTTATGGTTACAATCCAATAGAGGACACTTGGGAAGCAGGAGAGGATAGCTTTTTTGATTTAGCAGAAGATTTTGGTTATAGTAGTGAATTTGTTAATGGTCGTTTTCATTGGTTTAAAAATGGTGAATTATTAGCAACTTCAAATGATGAGTTTTTTAAGCATTATTTTGGTTCGGCTATAGCTCAATATAATGAGAATGAAATAAACGCTTTAGGCAACGTCTATGAGCTTTCTGCGGCGCTTGGAGTTTCTTATTATAAGTATAGTAATAACTTTTGGTTATTAAGTTGGGTAAATGTAATGCCTTATCACTACGGATTAAATGAATTTAGTTATGACTATGAGCAACTACCTATAGACTTAGATTTAGGGCTTGTTACTGGTTGGAAAATAACAAAGTCATTAGGAATATTTATAGAGGGTACTTATTTAAGGTATTGGGAAAAGCCTATCTATGAGTGTAAATTGGGGTTTAACTATTTAATATTTTAGGTATGAAAAAATTATTATTCTTTTTGGTGTTTAGTTTTAGCTTTAGTCAATCTAATTGTGAATTATGCGTAGAGCAAAATGGTTTTTATTGTGGTGATGATGAGTCTAACTGGACGCAATACAGTCCTAATGGCTGTGTTCCTAATAATTGGATAAATGATGGCTGGGTAGATTGTGTTGATTCAAGCGATGAGGGAGAAGATGTAGTACCTACTACAGCTTTAGACTGTATACCGCCTACGCCTATTTGTGATACAGTTTTTGTAGATGTACCTTTTTATATATATGAAACTATTATACAATTAGATACTGTATATCAAACAGAATATATAACACAAATAGTAGTAGACACTGTATTGTTAGAAACGTTTATACCTGAATTTATATTTATAACTGATACTGTTTATGCAGAAGTGCTTGACACCATGTATATAAATGTAGTAGACACTTTAGAAATTACAGTATTAGATACAATAATTGAAACAGAGTATATTGAATTTTTTATAACTGATACAGTTGTAGAATATATTGATGTTGTTTCTACAGAATATATAGATTGTTTAACTGGTTTACCATGTGGTAATATTGGTATAATTGAGATACTTAAAAAATCTCAAAACAAAAATAAAATATATAACATTGAGGGAAAAGAAATATATAGACGTAAAGGGTTATATATAGAGAATGGAAAAATAAATTTTAAATTAAAATAAATATGAAAAACGTAATTAATAAAATTGTAAACAGTAGAAAATTTTGGTATGGCTTTTCTATACTAATGGTTATAATGTTTTCAGAAGATTTAGGAATTAGTGCAACAAAAATGCAATCAATGTTAATTGTTGGTGTAGCTCTAATTATAGGTCAGGGTATGGCAGATAAATCTTGTAACAAGTAAACAAATGGCTACAGAAATCTCTGAAAATACCAAGCTCCAACTTAATCTCAAAACAATTATTGCTATTTGTTTGGTTGTAAGTAGTTTTGTAGGGCAATATTATGTTTTAAGTAATGAAATAGAATTAGCAAAGCGTCTACCAGAATCAGAAATATCTAGGTCTGAGTTAGATTTAAAGCTAGAGTTAATTAGTAAAACTGTTATGTCAAACGCTGAAAAACTAAACAAAGTAGAAACAAGCATGGAGAAGATAGAGGAAAGAGTTTACGAATTAAAATGAGATTTCTAAAATACATACTACTATTGTTGGTAGGGCAAACCATAGCTCAAACAACTGTAACAACTCAAAACGCTTTAAGCAAGTACACAGACTCTAAGGGGGTTGTAGTAATAGAATTTTGGGCTGAGTGGAACGACAAAAACTCTTGTAGTTTTTTAAAAGACCTAGAAGATTGCAATACTGTTAAGGCAGATATTGGAATTTGTACAGCACTACAAGAAAAATATAACATTGAGGTTCTACCAACATTAGTAGTTATTAACAATTCACAAGAAGTATGCCGATTTACGGGTAACTTACTTTTCCAACTAAATGTTAAAAAGAAAGAAGTACAAGCAAAAATAGATAGTATAATAATTAGTAAATTTGAATAATGAAGTTAACTAGAGAACTTATAGAAAACACAGTAAAAGACAAAGGGTATAATTGGTTTGATAAAGGCGATTATAATTTAAATATTGTGGGCGTTAGGAACAGCTCTACTGGTGATGAGGTTACAAATAAGTTTGATGATAAAATAACACTATCTTATAAAGTCGAGGGAGAATGGCAATTTTATAGTTTTGACGCTACTACTGACCCTGGTAGATATTGGGTAGAAAATATAATGAGAGTTGAGGGTGTAGCTTGTTTAAAGCCTGGTCAATTTAAGTCATATAAAATAGACAAACACAGAGGGAATTACGATGCCTTGTGCCAGAGAATTTCAGAGGTCACGGTATATAGAGATAGCAACAAGGACGGTTGCTATGATTTAGATGATGACAATACACAAACTGGTTTTTTTGGTATTAACATACATAGAGCTACAGCTAGAAAAGGAAAGAAGTCTAGTCAAGTAGATAAATGGAGTGCAGGTTGTCAAGTAATAGCAAGTAATGATGATTGGGAAGAATTTATATTTGCTTGTTATAAAGCTGAGGCGGTTTGGGGTAATAAGTTTACTTATACATTAATTAATAGTAAAGATATTTATGGGGATATTTAAAAACATACTAGGAACTGAAAAGGTTATAGATGGTGTTGGTGAGATTTTAGATAATGTCATAACAAGTAAAGAAGAAAAGCTAAACGCTAAAGCAAAGATTAAAGAAATAATGAACTCTTATAAAATAGAGTTAGAAAAAAACATAACAGCTAGATGGGAAGCTGACGCAAATGGTAACATCTTAACACGCTCTGTAAGGCCTTTAGTATTAATATTTTGTATAGTTTGTACAATGTTATTAGTATTTATAGATAGTGGCTCTATTGCGTTTGAAGTAGCTGATAAATGGACGGATTTATTAACTATGGTTCTAATAACAATTGTGGGGGCGTATTTTGGTGGTCGTTCAGTTGAGAAATTTAAAAAGAAATAATATCAAAAAAGATTATCGTTTAAGATTAACAAAGGTAGAACACGACCTTATAAAAGACAAAAGAAATAAAGACAATAACAATATTCTAGTTATTGGAGATTTACACGAACCATTTTGTTTAGATGAATATTTAGATTTCTGTATAGAACAATACTATAGGTTTAATTGTAATCAAGTAATTTTTATAGGCGATATTATTGATTCGCATGGGTTCAGTTATCACGAACAAGACCCTGACGGTTATTCAGCAGGTAATGAGTTAAAATTAGCAATTAAAAGAGTAGCTAGGTGGTATAATGCTTTTAATAATAAAACAGTACCTAATGGAATTGATGTTTGTATAGGCAATCACGATAGAATGGCTGCCCGTAAAAGTATGACAGGGGGAATACCAAGTGCTTGGATTAGGTCTTATAACGAAGTTTTAAATACTCCTGATTGGAATTGGGTAGAAAATGTTATATATAATGATGTTCTTTACGAACATGGAGAGGGTGGACAAGCTCTAACTAAAGCTAAAAATAATATGATGTCTAGTGTTTGTGGTCATACCCATACAGAGGCTTATGTAAAATGGTTAGTTGGAAAAAGATTTAGAGTATTTTCTTGCCAAACAGGTTGTGGTTTAAATAATAAAAGTTACGCAACTGCGTACGCCAAGAATTTTAAAAAACAAGCTATTGGTTGTGCTGTTGTTTTAAACAATGGGGAACTGCCTATTAATCTCTTAATGGAACTATAAAAATAAGGGCAAAAATATTAGAATGTTATCCCTACTAATATAATTACCCTTATTCCGAGTAGTACAGTAATGAAAAAACTACTCTAAAACAATACCTCTTAATACTTCTTTTTCTCTTTGGAATTGCACATGGTCATAAGGGCTTTTAATTAAATAATATCTTTTAAACTTTTTTATATCTCCATACATATTTTTTCTACTCATATAAAAAGATTCTATTCTAAAACCATCATCTTTTAAATCTCTTATAATACCTTGTAAATCTAAAATTAACAATTTTTGCATACATTCTAAAGTTGTTATACTAAAGTGTTCATTTAAGTATTTTATTAATTGTTCTTTTTGATTCATTTTTTTTGATTTTCTATTATTATGTTATAAAAGTATTTGTAAAATTTATCAAAATCTTTTTGAGCGTCTTTAGTATATTTAAAGCTCCTAAACTCCTCATAGTTATTTATAGTATATTCAATTTTTAAATCTTCATACTTTTTTTCTACTTTGTTATGAGCTAAAGCTATTGCTAAAGTATCAGCGTTTATGGTTATGTTCATTTTTCTTGTTTTATAGGTTCGCAAATCTCTCCACAATCAGAACATCTTTGACTATCTGAATTACTTGGAGCGTTACAACAATCTGAATATATATCTATTATTTCTTTTTCCATTATCTATATCCTTTTTTATTAGCGTATTCACTAGCTTTTACTATTAGCGCAAATGTTAAAAATATTATTAATTCCATTTTATCTATGTTTTAAGTTTAAAGTTTGTACTTCTATTAGCATTTGATAGGCTTGTATTATTCTAGATTGATAATCAGATTGTAAGCTAGAACTAAAATCAGTATCTTTTAATTCTTCTAACCTTTTTTCTAGTTTTTTAATTTGTTCTCTAAATGAGATTTCTAATTGGTCTAATAATTCTGTGTTTTTCATTACTTGTTGTTTTTGTTTAAACAAATATATGTAAAATATTTTTAATAAAACAAATAAATAATTAATAATTTATTAACAATACCTATGTTAATATCTTTTTATTTTTGTAAAGTTATTTTAATTATATTTGTAAAAAATATTGTTTATGAGATTTACACAATTTAAAAAACAAGATGAAGTAAGAAATACTATAATCTTGGAAATGATGAAAAACAAAATAAGGAAAAACCACTTAGCTAAAGAATTATCTTTGAGTTATCCTACAATGTTAGCGAAATTAGATAGTCCTTTTTCATTTAAAGTAAGTGAGCTTTTATTATTATGTGAAATAGTCGAACTTGATATTAACGAATTATTAATTAAATACTAAAAAAAATGGATATTAAAAAATCAAAAATTACAGAATTAAATTTACAAAACGAAAAGTTTAATGATATGTATATATTTACTATAGTCTTTGAAAATGGAGATATTGGAAAGTTATACAAAAGAAAAGATAAAACTTATGAGAGCGTAGGAGATGAGGTAGAATACACAATAAGCCCTAAAAACACAGTTAAAATAGCTTTTAAAGGTGAATCAAAGTTTAATAACACTACAGCAGCTCCTAGTTATTCAAATACTAAAAATGATGTACAAGATGATATTAGATTTAGTGTAGCTTTTAAAGGAGCTATAGAATTAGCCGCAGGTGGTGTTATTAGCGTAGATGAAGTAGAACAATATACTACAAAATATGATGAATTTTTAAAAGACAAAAAGTCTGTTGAAATGCCTTTTTAACTATTGAATGTTAATAACTAATAATTAAACTTTATAAAATATAAAATAATTTTATATAATTTTAGGCAAATGAAAAAATCAATACTAGCAACTACTCCTTTTTTAATTTTAAATAAATGTCTTCTCGTTAATTTAGGGGTAGACGCTAGTTTGGTTCTTTCTGACCTTATACAAAAAGAAGAATACTTTAAAGATAGCTCTCAAAATAATGGGGGCTATTTTTTTAATGTAACAAATGACATAAGCTGTAGTACAACTTTAAGTTACTATCAAATAAAACAAGCATTATCCGTACTTGAAAAGTGGGGTATAATTAAGGTAGTACTAAAAGGTGTACCAGCTAAAAAGCATTTTAAGATAGACCACTCCCAGATATTAAGTTTTTTAACATCTAGTATTGAAAAAACTTCACAACTAGATTGTGAAAATTTTAATAACAAGATGTTAAATAATTCTAAAACTATTAATAAGAATAAAGAAATAAGAATTAAAAATAAGAATGTATATACACGCAAAGAAAAGTTTTTAAATGATTTAAAAGAATTAGAACCTAAAGAGCATATAGAGGACTTTGTAGATTATTGGACAGAAGAAAATAATGTTGGAAAACAGCGTTGGGAATTAGAGAAAACTTGGAATACTAATTTACGATACAAAAGGTGGTGTAAAAATCAAAAGAATTTTAGTAAAGGAAGTAGTGCAAATAATATGCCTGATTTTTTAGATGGAGCTTATATAAATAGAATTAAAGAAGACCAAGCACAATTAAATAAGTTTTACAAACACCTTGTAGATAATTGTCAGTATGAAAAATTTGAAACGCTAACTGGTTATATTAAATACAGAAAGAAAAAATGATATTTATTAGTTTCATAAAGAATGGTTTGTTACTTGGGGTTAGACACTTTGAGCCAGATGAAATAAGAAACTATTGGGAAATACATATACTATTATTAGTATTTCAAGTAAACATATTTATAACAACAAGAGATGATAATAATAAGTAATTTAAGTTTAGTGTCATTAATAGTATTTGTTTTTATACTAGGGGCTTTAACTTGGGAATATATACAAAGTCAAATAAAATGAGAATACTTAATTTATACGCTTGTCTAGGTGGAAATAGATATAAATGGAATGAAGTTAAAAATGACATAGAAGTTACTGCTGTTGAGTTAGATGAAGAATTAGCCAGATTATATCAAGAGAGGTTCCCTAATGATAAAGTAATTGTAGCAGACGCACACCAATATTTATTAGACCATTACAAAGAGTTTGATTTTATATGGTCAAGTCCACCATGTCCTACTCATAGTAAAATAAGAGTATCACAAAAAAACAGAAAAACTTTTATTGACAAATACCCTGACATGAAATTATATCAAGAGGTGTTATTATTGCAGCATTTTTATAAAGGTAAATATTGTGTAGAAAATGTAATACCTTATTATGATTGTTTGATACCTGGAAAACAAAGAGGCAGGCATTTATATTGGACTAATTTTAATTTACCTACAAACATAAATATTAGAAAACCCGCAGGCATAATGTGTACTATGAAAAATGAAGTAAAAAATTTATGTAATTTTCACGATTATAATTTTTTTAAATATAAAGGTAAACAAAGATTAGATAAAATAGCTAGAAACCTAGTAGATTATGAAGTAGGAAAAACAATATTTGAAACAATGTTAGATATTAAAGAAAATAAAGTAGAACAAATAGGACTATTCAAATGAAAGAACAAGATTTACATAATAGCATAGTAGATTATTTAAATTACTATCCGCATATACTTTGGACTTCAACATTAGGTGGTGTTTATTTAGGTAAAGGGAATTACAAACAAAAGGCTCTAGTTAAGAAACATTATAAAAAAGGCGTACCAGATATATTAATATTTGAACCTAATAAAAAGTATAACGGATTAATGGTAGAGCTAAAAGTAGGGTATAATAAACCTAGCAAAGACCAGAAACTATGGATAGCTAATTTAACAGCTAGAAACTATAAAGCTGTTGTATGTATTCACTTGAAGAATTTATAGACATATTTACTAAATACACTAAAACGATATGAGAAAAAAACACGAACCTTTTAAGAACATTAGAACAAAAGACGGCAGAGAAAACTTTACATATTTTTTATTTGAAGTAGATAGAGGAGTTACAAGTGATGTATTTATACATAAAGAAACACAGATTATAATTGATGAAGATGAATACATACTTAATAAGATTGATTTTATACAAGACCAATACAGCCCTCAAATGGTAGTAGTAGAAATAAGCCCTTTAGGTAAATGGGAGTATAATGCTTTAAAAAATTCAGGTGTTAATTTATTTATTGAGCTTTGCAAAAACTAAATACATATTTAGAAAAGAGTTACACTAATTTGTTAGATATATCTAAACGTATAACTAGCAATAAATACCCTGACTGTGAAGATTTGTTACACGAAACAATATTAGCTTTATACGATTCTAATCAAGAAAAGATTAAAGTAATAATAGAAAAAAAACAACTAACTTTTTATATAGTTAGAATAATGATGAACCAATACCAAAGTAATACTAGCCCTTATCACAAAAAATATAGAAAACAATACAACGAAAAACAATTAAAAGAATTTTATATTTATACTAAAGAACCTCTAACAAAAGAAAAAATGAAGAAGCTAGAGGAACAAGAAGATAGATTACAATGGATAGATGAGAAGTTAAAAGGTTTAAGTTGGTTTGATGTAGAGGTATTTAGAATATATTTTAGAGAGGGTTTTAGCTTAAACAAAATGCAGAAAGAAACAAAGATAAATAGAAGTACACTAGGGAAGTCAATTAGATTTATTAAAAATTTTTTAAAAAATGAAAAACAAAAGTAAAGGTTTAGGAGATAGTATAGCCAAAATAACTAAAGCTACTGGTATAGATAAGTTAGCTAAAAAAGTATTAGGAGATGATTGTGGTTGTGAGGAACGTAAACAAAAGCTAAATCAAATGTTTCCAAACTTTAGAAACATAAGACAGTTTACGGAAGATGAGATAAAGATATATGATGAAGTAGTGCCAGGAATAGAATTAAGGCAAAGACTAAATGCAGAAGAAAAAACTATAATAGCTACTTTATATAATAGCGTGTTTGGTCAGAATCCACAATGGAAAAGTTGTAGCCCATGTAATAAGCAAATAATGGATAACCTTAAAAAGGTATATGAAAAGTCTTGTAAAGTATGAAGAAACATACTAAAATATATATGAAATATCATAATTACGATATATCAGATTGGATAGCTTGTGAGCATTGTGGTACAACTGCTGTAGACATACACCACCTTTCAGGACGTGGTCTTGGGGGTTCAAAGAATAAGGACTTTATAGAAAACCTTATAGCTCTTTGTAGAAGATGTCATATAAAAGCAGAAACAGACAAACAATTTAATAATCAGCTAAAAGAATTAAATAAACAAAAACACAGATAAAATGAATATAGAAAAAATGTCATATAAAGAAGCAAAATGGTGGACAAAAAACAACTGGAAGTTTATAGAACAAAAAGCAAGTGAACACTATAAAAAAGAGGTTATACTATTGTATTGTGAAAAAACAAAAGATATATTTTTTGCAGATAAAAAAACAGAAGAGCCAATATATACTATGTTATATAAAGAAAGAAATAAAAAACCTACTTACGATTATAATAGTTTAGTAGAAGCGGTAAAACAAAGAGATAAACTATATTTTGATGATTTATAAAAAAATATGAAAATAGAAAAAGTTAAAATAGCAGAATTAAACCCAGCAGAGTATAACCCTAGAAGAATGACTAGCAAACAATATGAGGACTTAAAAAACTCATTAGAAAAGTTTGGTTGTACTACTCCAATAGTAATAAACGCAGACAACACTATAGTTGGTGGTCATCAAAGGGTAAGGATAATGAGAGAGATAGGGGCAGAGCTTGTACCTGCTGTTAGAGTAAATCTATCTAAAGAAGATGAAAGGGAGTTAAACATAAGGCTAAACAAAAATACTGCTGAATGGGACATGGATATACTATGCAACTTTGATATAGACAATTTGTTAGAATGGGGGTTTAAGCATGTAGAACTTGGTTTTAACATAGATAAAATAGAAGAAGATAAACCAACAACTGTAACAGTAAAAGAGAAAGACATTAAGTTAGCTAATAAATTATATGAAGATTTAAAGGCACAAGGATATAAAGTAACTATAAAATAAATTTAATAAAATGGGCAAAAAAGAACATAACTTAAAGAAAGACGCATTACTACAAGCATTAGAGAATAGCTTGGGTATAGTATCAACAGCTTGTAATAGGTCAGGAATAAGTAGAAGTAGTTTCTATAAATGGTATAAAGAAGATGAGGAGTTTAGAAAAAAGGTAGATGAGATAGACAATGTAAAACTAGATTATGTAGAAACAAAGCTATTCAAGAATATAGAGAATGAGAAAGAGAAAAGTATTATATTTTACCTACAACACAAAGGACATAAAAGGGGATATGTACAAAGACAGAATATTAACTTAACATCTAACGAAGAAGACATTAAGAAAATAGAAATTGAAATCATTGAATCTAAAGGGAACAGTAGTACTACAAAAGAATCTTAATGCTAGTACAAGAATTGTAGTTAATCAAGGTGGTACAAGAAGTAGTAAGACCTATAGTTTAGCTCAATTAATAATACTTAAAGCATTACAAACAAAGGGAAAGGTATATACTATTTGTAGAAAAACACTACCTGCTCTTAAAGGAACTGCTTATAGAGATTTCTTTAATATATTAGAAAGCCACAATTTATACAATCCTGATAATCATAATAAGTCAGAATTAACTTATAAACTAAATGGTAATGAAATAGAGTTTATTTCTGTTGATATGCCACAAAAAATAAGAGGACGTAAGAGGAACATATTATGGTTAAATGAAGCCAATGAGTTTAGATTTGAGGATTGGGTTCAACTATCATTAAGAACCACAGAGAATATATATTTAGATTTTAACCCCTCTGACCCTTATAGTTGGATATATGACAATGTAATGAATAGAGAAGATTGTACGTTTATTAAATCAACTTATTTAGATAATCCTTTTTTGCCTGATGAAACAATAAAAGAAATAGAAAGATTAAAACAATTAGACTCTAACTATTGGCAGATATATGGTTTAGGTGATATGGCACAACCTACTGAAACTATATTTAGACAG